AATTACTGAAAGTGAAGCTTTTCTTAGAGAACCTTTAGTAGAGGAAATTGAATGAATATTCAAATAGCACAACCTGATGCTTTAACTCAGCTTGTTCAAATATATCATGATGAACCTGTAACATTTGCTGAACAGATTCTTAATGTTGAACCTGATGAACAACAGCAAGATGTTTTAAGCTGTATATATAATGAAAAGAAAAAGACTTCAGTTAAATCAGGTCGTGGTGCTGGTAAGACTTGGGTTGCTGGTATGGTCATTTGGCATTTCTTATGTACTAGATCAATGTCTCAAGTATATATTACTGCTCCTGCGGGTGGGAACATTCAAGGGGCGATTTGGCCAACTCTTGGTAAATTATATGCAAATATGAATCCTATATATAAGGACCAGTTTGAATTTCAAACCACACAGATTAAACATAAGATATATCCACATGTTTGGTTTGCAATCACAAGAACAGCTAGAATTGAAAATCCTGATTCATTAGCTGGTTCACATGCTAAACATATGCTTTATTTAATTGATGAAGCATCTGGTGTTTCAGATGAAATGTTCAGAGTTATTACAGGTTCATTGACTGAAGATAAGAATTATCTATTAATGCTTTCAAATCCAAGACGTTTGTCTGGTTTCTTTTATAAATCTCATCTTCCATTACGAAAGGTTCAGAAAGAATATAATCAGTTACATATGTCTGCTATTAAATCTAGATGGGTATCTAAGGAATCAATTGAACATTGGAAGAATCTTTATGGCGAAGATTCAAATGTTTATAAAATTGAGGTTCTTGGTGAATTCCCTGACAGAGAAGATAGTGCTGTTATTCCTCTATCATTTATAAATAAAGCATTGGATAGAGAAAAACCTGAATTATTGGGAGATATAAGATGGGGTCTTGATATGGGTGCTGGATCTGATAAATCAGTACTTATTAAACGACAGGGTAATTATGTATTTCCGGATATTAAAAAGTGGAATTACAAAGACACAATGAAAACAGTTGCTAAAATTGCAGAAGAATATCTTAACACTCCAGATGAATTAAAACCTACAGGTATATATGTTGATACAATTGGTGTTGGTAAAGGTACAGGTGATCGTTTAAGAGAGCTTGAATTACCAATTATTCCTGCAGTTGCATCTAAAAAGGCAGTTAAGAAGAAATATATATTCAATGCTAAAAGCGAGTGGTGGTTGAATATGATGGAGTGGTTTAGAGATGATAAACCATCAATTCCAAACGATAATGACTTAATTGAAGAACTTTCAACATGTATGGCAGTGCCATCTAACGATGGACGCTTTAAAATAGAAATGAAAGACAAATTTAAATCCAGATTAGGTAGAAGTCCTGACTCGGCCGATGCTCTGGCGATGACTTTTTCGCAACGGAGTAGATTGACTGTTGGACTCACAACGGGATAAATTATAACTATGAATATTTTTACGGCACTTAAAAATTTATTTACCACAGACGTAGAAGAAGAATCAGTTGGTAAAACAATGACTGCTGAAGCATGGAAACGAGGACTATTGATCGGGGACTATTTAGGAGATGAGGGTGCTAAGAATCCTTTCAAAGATTCGAGTTTGGTCTATGTTGCTGCATCTAAAATCTCAGAAAACCTTCCTCAAGCTCCATTACAGTTCTATAACATTCAAACGGGTCAACAATTAGGAATCGACTCTCCTGTGGTTAAATTATTTAAACTACCTAATCAAAGAGACACGTATTTTACATTCTTTGAAACATCAACCCTATATTTAGCGTTGTTCGGAGAAACATTTATTTATATGGGTGAAAGTATGGGTCAAGCTGCAGGTACATCTACATTACCAGGTTATATGCAGGTTCTTCTACCACCTTCAATGAAAGCAAACCTGGATGATATGGGTATTCCAAAATCTTGGAACTATGATACAGGTAAAACAACTGTTATAATCCCAGCAGATCAAATACTTCAAATTAAATTCCCAAACCCTTACAACCCAGTAAGAGGTCTTTCCCCATTAGTTTCAGCCAAACAAGAAATTGATTCTGATTATTTGGCTGGTAAATTCTCAAGTTCATTCTTTAGAAATGGCGCTAATCCTGGTACTGTATTCACAATTCCTGAAGATGACGAATCTACAGATGAACAACGTAAGGCATTTATCAAAGAATGGAATGCATTACATAAAGGAGCATCAAAACAATATAAATCTGCTATTTTAAATCCAGGAATGGATGCTAAGAAAGTGGGTCTTACGCAAGAAGAGATGGATTATGTAAAACAACGTAATTTCAACACTGAAAGAGTGTTATCTGTGCTTGGTGTACCACCTCCAATGGCAGGTTTCTATGAACAAGCAACATATGGTAATGTTAGAACAGCTAAACGTATCTTTTGGAATGAAACTATAAAAGCATACGCTAGAAGATACGAATCTGCTCTAAATAACTTCTTTTTACCAAAATATGCACCAGGAACATCTTGTAAATTCAATTTTTCAGATATTGATGAATTAAAACATGATGCAGTTGAAACATCAACACTTGTAAACATATATGCCAACCACGGGATTCCAATGAATGTATTAATTGAAGCGTTTGAATTACCATTCGGTCCACAGGAAGGATTGGATCAAGGGTATCAACCTATGACAATGTTACCTGTTGGAACTACATTTTTAGATACGGTTAATAATCAAGGTGGCGATTCAAAGATGATTGATGTTACTCCTTCAGCATTTTTAGGTGATGAATTAAGAGCTGTTAAACAAATAAGACACGTTACAAAGGAAAATTTAGAGAAACAACAGCTACTTGATACATTTTCTAAGAATTTACATAATTATTTCTATCGTCAAAGAGAGAAACTGTTAAAATCAATTGCAAATGACAATTTTGACGAAAATACCTTCTGGAAACAAGAAAATGATCGTTTAATCAATAAATTTGAAGAAATTTATGAAAAATACAACAAAAATAGTAAGAATCTTGTTTCTATTAACAATTTCAACAAAAAGATGATAAATAAGATTTTATCTTGTGAAAAAGATGAAATTCCAGATAAAATTAGAGAATTATACAATAGTTTCGATAAAACTATAGGTTCAATGAAAAAATCTAGAGTTTTTGCTATTTCAGAGATAGAAATCGCCCAGTTTTCGGAACAAATAACTACAGGAGACATCAAAAATGAAATATAAATTCTTCAATACATCAATTGACAAGGCGGCAGATGAGGAAGATAGAACTATAACAGCTATCGGTTCCACATCTGATATTGATAGAGATAAAGATTTCGTAGATATCAAGGGTATGAATCTTAAAAATTTTCAAAATAACCCAGTTATCCTATGGAGTCATAATGCTTCTATTCCACCAATTGGTAAAGCTACAAAAGTCAGCAAAACAAAAGACGGCTTGAAATTCAAGATTGAATTTGCAGGTCCTGATGTAAATCCGCAAGCTGATACTATTTTTAAACTGTTCAAAGGTGGATTTTTGAGTGCTTTTAGTATAGGGTTTATCCCGAATTGGGAAAAAGCATCATATGATGATAAACGTGGCGGATTCGATTTTCCTGAAGCAGAATTGTTAGAATTAAGTGCAGTAAATGTACCTGCTAATCAAAATGCGCTAATTCAACGATCAATTGAGGAAGGATGTATTGATGAATTGGAAGCAAAAGACCTGGATATCTTCTTAAAAGAACATCCAGCTAAAAACAAACGAGACACATATACAAAAGAAGAAGTTGATGTTATTGTAAGAGACATCATAAAAAGATTTGAAACCCCTCCTAAGGTTGAAACAGAACCTGAAGTTAAAGAGGAGTTACATATAGTGGATCAAGCACTTGCGGATCTCTTTGAGACATCTGACGAAAAGTCTACCGATGTCCCAGAAAAGACAGAGCAAGACGATGATCTAAATTCAATATTTAATGATTTGGAGTAACTAAAATGGATAAGGAAAAATTGTTAGCTCTTAAAAAAGAGCTAGATGAACTAAACAAAGCAAAAGATGAAGAAAATGCTGCAAAAATTACAGCACTGGAAGAAAAAATCGCTAAATTAGAAGCTGCACCTGTTACAAAAGAAGTTTCTACATTTGAAGTAGGCGCTCCTTCCGATTATAAAGGTTTTAAATTCCACAAACAAGGAACAGATGACCCAGCAATGATGCCTTCTGATCCTAAACGTAAAGAAAAAATGGTTAAAGAAGTAATTGATATGATCGCAGCTTTCAAAGAAAGAGGCACATATAAAGTAATGTCTGAAGGAACAGCAACTGAAGGTGCAGAATTTGTACCTGAAGAATGGACAATGAACGTAGAGGAAAAAGCACGCCTAGTATCTGTTGCTCTACAAGATTGCCGTAGATATCCGATGGCACATAACGTATTGCATATTCCTAAACAAGGAACATCAGTTACAGTAACTTGGGCAAATGAAAAAGCAGCTTCCTCACAGAGTGAACCAGGAACTGCTGATGTTGATTTGACAGCAAAACGTGTAGGTCTTTGGGGAAAATTCACCAGAGAACTATTGGACGATGCTATGAATGATATCGTTTCCTTTATTACTCGTGATGTTGTAGAAGCTTTGGGTCAAGAGATTGATTCTCAAGTATTCAACGGTGCTCAGTTCACTGGAGTATTAGGCGCTGCTACAAACAGCGTAACATTTGGTGCAAGCAATACAGCTACATCATATACTGATATGGTATCTAGAAACTTCTATGATGCTATTTTCAAACTGCCTTCAGTAAGACGTTCAGGTGCTAAATTCTATCTTCCTAAAGAATTGCTACCTTACATTCAATCACTGACAACTGGTACTGGTGGAGTTCCTCTAATGAGTATGTTAGGTGGTGCTCAAACAGCTACAATCGGTGGTTATCCTTTTATGGAAGTAGAAGCAATCGACGGTACTGATAGTACATCAACAGATTATGTATGTTTTGGCAATCTACAGAATTATGCCCTTGGTGTAAGACTGTTACCTAACTCTGTTGAACTAAACCCATACGCTGGTACAGAATTCAAACAATTTGAAGTTCTGTTCAGAATGTATGCTCGTTTAGCAGGTGCTCCAGTATTCAACGACTTGTTCGTAGCGATGGCAACTGCGTAATCAACTGGGAGGACTTCGGTCCTCCCTTTTTAACGGGTGAAATTATGATTGATAAAACAACGACAATAAAAATTTGTATATATTGTGGTAAATCCTTCAATCAATGCGGGTGTAAGGAACCAAAATACATTGTAGTACCTAAGGTAATTACCAAGGAGAAAAACTAATGGATGCAACTGCAATTATAACAGTTGATGATGTTTATGAATACTTGAGCGTAACTGGATCGGATGATGATGCTCTTATTCAAAAATTAATCGACAGAAAAACTCAAGAATTCGTCAACTATTGCCAGTTGGATTCTTTTTATGTTAATGATTATATAGAATATTACGATGGTAACAATTCTCCTTATTTATTTCTGAAGAATCATCCTATCAATTCAATTGAATCTATTTATGATGATGGTGATTGGACTTGGCCGACAGATACACTTATTGATTCTTCAGATTATAGAATAGTTGATAAAAGATATGTTACATGCAAGTTAATATTCCCAGCAGGGAATCAAAACATCCGAATTACATATAATGCAGGGTTTTCTATTATACCCGCTGATATTCAAGAAGTAATGGTTGAAGAAGTAACTAGATCTTACAACAGACGAAAGGATATCGACGTATTTATTAAAACACTCCAAGATGGATCACAACATAGAGTCGCTGAAACTATGATGCCAAGAACCAAATCAGTTTTAGCTAAATATATGTTACGAAGAGCTATATAATGAAAATTAGATTTACACCAAATAGACAAGACCAAGAAAAATTAAAAGATGCTCCAAGAAGAATAGAAAAAGGCGTAGAATCTGGTATTAAAAGTGGAATGCAAGCTATTCTTGCTAGAGCAAAACGATTTGATGGGTCTAATCAATTAAAAATTAAAACTGGCTCTTTAAGGGCATCAATTTCAGTTAGCACAAAGAAGCAAGGTGATAATTGGATTGGTTATATAGGTTCAGACGAGATCTATGCAAAGATTCACGAATATGGTGGTACAATTCAACCACGATTCGGTGCTTGGCTACATTTTAGAACAGAAAGTGGGTGGAAGAAAGTAAAGAAAGTGACTATTCCTCCAAGACCATTCTTAAGACCTGCAGCAGAAAACAGTAAGGATGAAGTTGCAGATATTTTGAATAAAAATATTATTTCGGCTTGGAAGGGTAGAATATTAGGGATACTATAAATGCCAACAAGACAATCAATAGTAAATACGTTAATGACAGATCTAAATGCTAATTTTACAGTAGCAAATGGATTTACAAAGGTTCACGAAATACGATTTGGTGTTTTTGATCCCTCAGAATTACCATCATTACCATCAATTGGGTTATGGTTAATGAAAGACTCAGTTATGGATGATTTAATGGACGATGATGTTTATCGTAAAGCTGACTTTGTTATATATGGGTATGCAGATGCAGATATGGTGTCACAATATGAAACATTTTATACTTTGATATCAGACTGCGAAAAATTTCTGTATTCTCCATCATATAACAGTATATATAAAAATGTTTTATTAGGAAATGTCGAAATAACATATGGTGGAGCGTCTGATTACATCGGATTATTCACTGTGGAATTTTCAATACTATACTCTCAAACTGGTCTTGAGAGTTAAACAGGAGTAAATCAAAATGGCAGAAATTCTAGGTAGAAATTCTCGTATTAAACTTGGTACAGAAGATATTGCAAAAATGCGTACTCTTTCTGTAACCATCGGTAATGAAACTATTGATATTACATCATTTGGTGATGTATGGGCTAAATTTGCTCGTGGTATGCAGAATTGGACCGCATCAATTAGTGGTATGATGGATTTAGATGACGCTCAAGCATTAGCATTTATGCAAGCAGCTGAAAATGGAACAGAGTTGACAACACTTCGTTTCTATATGGATTCAACTAATTACTACTACATTGATACAGCAACTGATCCTGATGCCTCTTGCATCATCGACTCTATGACAATTACTTCAGATAATAACAGCGTTGTTGAATTTGATGCTACTATTACAGGTAATGGTCCTATAGCCAGATCAACTGCTTAACCGCAGTAAAACTATAGGAGGTCAGGGAAAAATGACTGTAAAAGAACTAATCAATGGTATACTGCGTACAGATTTATACGAATTGCTTATATGGTCTGAGTGGTATTTCAGACCATCAAGGGTAACGTGTAAAGAATGCGTTGAAGAAAGAGCTCTAAAGGGGAATGTACCAGACTGTGTTAAGTGTGGTCTTCCCCAAGCTCGCTTATTAAAAAAACACTTTGGGAAAAAGGAGTAACGTAAAATGTTAGAAATCAATTCATCAACTGAATCTGGAAAATGGTTTGCTTATCCCGACGATCCAGAACTTCAATTCAAAATCAGACCTACCTCACTATATTCACTTAAAAAAGCACCTGGCGAAGCAATCAATATTGAATTATCAGATGTTGTAGATATGTATCTGTATTCTCTTGTTGATTGGAAAGGTGTAGGTGAAAATGGTAAACCCATTCAATGTAGCAGAGAAGCTAAATTGGCATTTCTAAATGAATATGACGATATAGCGGCGTTTATCATTAACAAAGCTTCAGAAATGAAAACGGAACTGCATGAGGCGCGAGTATTAAAAAACTCATTGAAATCGCAACCTGGAGAAACGCCAAAGAGCGAAAAACCAGTTGCGAAGAGTGCATAGAATGGATGGAATTTAAGAAAAAGAGACCTGATTGTTCAAAATGTGCCCCTAATGGTTACCCAATTATATTGGATGAAAACATTGAGACATTACAATTCATTGATAGGAATATAAACTTTTTCTATGATGGTATGAATGGAATGAAATTGGACTGTATATTTTTAGCTTTAAATCACGAAAATAAAATACATTTACTTGAGAAAGTCAAAATATATACATTAGCTGCTATAGCGGAAAGGACTAGGGAAAGAGAACCGGTAAAAACATTCAAGACAAAACGGAGAAATTAAAATGGCAACAGCGGAAGTATTAAGATATAATGTGGTTGTAGATAACCAAAATGGGGTTAATAGTTTTAATAAACTAAAAACTTCAGGACTTGGTTTTACAACCGGTCT